CGTGACGAGCGAATCACGGAACTGCTTTCGCAACTTGCGATTCGCCGTTCGTTTCGTTTTATCCATCTCAGCGTCGCCCAGGAGTGAATTGCTCGCCACAATCTTGCTGTAAGCGAGCGCTCCCCAAACAGCCCATTTCCACATATTGTCGCCTAGGATCTCTTCTGCTTCGTCTGCGTTTTCAGCTAGTTCAATTACCAGCCGTCCCTTTCGAAAAATCTCTTCTCCGGTTAGTGTTTCCACTTTCTTCTTAATGTCTTGAGTGTAGCTTAACATGTTGTTCCTTCTTTGCCGAATCAACCGGCGCATCAATGATGCCATAGCGAAGTACTCCTGTCAATAGGTCTGAGAGATTTATTTTGATCGCTTCATTGCTGGCTCTCTTTGTGGGGAAAGCCAGCTAGTAGGGATCAAAACCCCTTTAGATAACCAGTTCTAAGCCAAGCTCGCACTTCGGGCGTATCTGGCACGTTGAAAGTTTGCAGCGTCCTATCCTCTTGTAAGTATCTTCGAGAGACAACATGTAGGATAGTGTCTGTTGCCTGTTTCGGTTGATAAAAGTCTCTCAATCCTAGCATTTGCATATGCTGGAGACTGGTAGACCATTGTGTTGTCTTGCGATTGGTTTTTTGCATACTTCCGATTCTACTTAATATGATACTCAACTACCAATAACTAATAATTATATTACCATAATCTTGTATTATGCATACCTCTAAGGCAATTATATGGCCAATCTCCTAGGCTCGCTCCATTCCTGTCGGACCTATCCTGGTATCATTCTAGATTCTCGGACGTACTTTGAGCATCCTAGCGCTTTTTACAGTGATTAACTCTTTTATCTTAACTACTGTTAAAGTGTTGATAACATTGAGTATTCCATAATAGGATATTAATACCTAATTGTCTTAAACTTATAGGTACATTAACTTATTCTGGTAGTTGGTAGCTATGTGGTAGCTATATGGTAGCTATCAGCTATCTATCTGGTAGCTATCATGTAGCTATGAAGTAGCTATTTTAGTACTACTAGAACGTACTGGTACTCCCCAAAAATAGGTTCACAAGGACGACATCGTATTCTATGTAATCAAACATAAACATAAATGTAATCAAGCATAAGTATAAGCATAAACAAGCATAATAAAAATAAAAGCCCTTTCTGTAAATTTTTTTTATTTTTTTTCTCTCTTAATTTCAAGTCTTGCTTCTTTTCAAGTCTTGCTTCAACAAGCTCGCGCCAAGGCGCGCCAAACAAAGGGCAAGTGACTATTGACTTGCTGGCGCGACTGGAGTACAATATGAGCATATGCAAACAGCTATGAATACGAACTCCGTATTTTATAAATTATTTTCTGGCATATCATTGACCGCAATTGTATCTCTTATTTTCTATGCTGGCTCATTAAATACTCGCATTGCAGAAATGGAGCGAGGGATTCAAGGTGGAAAAAGTATAGAGTCAAGAGTTATTGTTTTAGACGAACGTATTAGAACAATAACAGAAATGATTAACGAACTTAAGGTTGATATCAAGGAGTTAAGAAATGCCAGAAGATAAAAAAGAGATAGAATCAATTGAAGAAGAAACATTAAATCCAATTGATCTAATCGAAAGTCGTATTCAAGAATCTCCTTTTAATAAGATACTAGAAGATGCCACTAATAAACCCAGTAATTGAAGGATTAGTACCAACTATTCCTATTATTGAAGAGCGTTTGCGCGAAGCACTTCCTGATTTAGTACGGCGCGACCATTATCTTGCAATTCTTGATAACAAAGGAGCATCTGTTGAGAATGCCGCGACTCAACTTGGTAATTTGCTTAACTACTCAGATAATGAGCATATGCGAATGCGCGCGGTTGAGACTGTTTTGAAAGCACATAAAGTTATGGATAGTGAAGGAAATAAAGATATGTCCATCAACTTTGTCTTTCACGAAGCTGTTAACTTTGCACAAATCCTACAACCTAGAGAAGAAAGAGCTGCTTAAGATGTTAAATCCAATACATATGACTTCAGAACCAAGACCACTTACTCCCGAAGAAACTAAAGTTCTTCAAGATTCACAAAAGCAAGCACAAGTAATTGCTACGGATACGTTTGAAGAGAGTAGAACACAAGCTTTTCTCAGAAATCTTCCTTTTTATAGTCCAGTATACTATAGTCCAATTACAGGACTAACCTATTCTGTTGATGGCAAAGTAACTCCATTTCAATTTAACAATACTAATGGAATTCAAATTAGTAATAGCTTGGGGCGTCAAACAGTTTGGCTCAATCCTCTTGATTTTCCAGTTCTTGTTTCAGTAGAGTTGCTGATTAATGAATATTTGAAACCAATCTATCAAGGTATTCAAGTAAACTTTACTATCTTTGATAGTAATGATAATTTAGTAGGTCCATCTGGTTCACCAAGTTTTCCAAATTATGGTGTTAGAATTAAAGCCTTAAATCAAGTAGCTGAGTTTGATGCTTCTGATCTAATTCGGCGCATTCTTGTTATGCCAGATAAGCGTTATCTTGAAGGTCTCTTTATTTGGATTCTTAAAGATGCGAAGGTTTTTTAATGTTACCATCACAGCCATCTATCCTAATGGATGAATCAACATACGAAGTAGCTATACAAGTTGCACACTCATTCTATACTCTAAATTATATGGTAAATTATCTTCCTAAGAAGATGTTATTTACACATAATGGAGATATTAAGAGTGCAAAAGATGCTGGCTATTCATATTGTTTAAGATTTGGATTGAAATTTCTTTCTGTTCGTCCTTTATTTGGTAATGTTGAAAACAAGCCAATAGAGCACAATGAAAGTGCAATAGATTAAAGTGATAGAAATTCCTATTAGATTCATTAACGAGCCTACAAAGGCTTTCTTTGAGGATACTAATAGGAATCAGTGTCTATCTGGAGGATTTAATTCAGGAAAGACTTTTATTTCATGTTTAAAGGCAATTACGCTTCTTACTAATTTTAATAGCTATCGAATGGTTATTGGGCGCCAGGAGTATAAAACACTTCTTAATACAACGTTTAAGACGTTTACGAAGATTTGTCCACAAGAACTTATAAAGCGTTGGGATGAACAAAAGGGCTACATGAAATTAAGTAATGGCTCTGAAGTTCTTTGGATGCACTTGGATGAAATTGATGAGCATACTATTCGTGGTTTAGAAGTTAATAGTGTTTACATAGATCAGCCTGAAGATGTTAGTGAGAATGTTTATATTTTATTAGATGGTCGCTTGGCTAGATGGGATCGTGCGCGACCTAATAACAAACTACTTGCACAAAGACCTGATTGGCCTAAAGATGCATTTGGTAATTACTTAGTTCCATCATATATGATGCTAACACCTAATCCAGATGATGTTACTCATTGGATTTGGCGTTATTATCATCCTGATAGTCCTGAGCAAGCAAAGAATCACTCTTATTATGAAGTAACCACACTTCAAAATCCTCATGCTGATCCAGAAACATTGCGCGTAATGATGTCGCGCGATCCTTCTTGGGTAAAGCGTTTCATCTTTGGACAATGGGGAATTAGTGATGCGACTATTCATACAATCCTGCCAGAAAGCATAATTGATCCTCCAATTGAATTTCTTAGAACAGCAATCAATTATGGTAATTGTGTTAGGGCGCTCGATCATGGTGATGCTTCTCCAACTAGTTGTGTTTGGTCTGTAGCATATAAAAATTGGTACTTCTTTTATAGAGAATACTATCAACCTCATCGAACTATTTCTCATCATAGAAATATGATTACTGAAATGAGTAAAGATGAATTTTATGTTGCTTCAGTAGCTGATCCGCAATGTTTTAAAGAAACTTCTCAAAAGTATGGTGGATTTTGGACAACTGCTAGAGAATATTATGATACTGCGCTTGATGCACCTCCGTTACATTGGCAACCTGCTGATAATAACGAGATGGCAACGCGAAATCGTATAAATGAAATGCTTGCACTTGATCCAATTGTTGAACATCCAATAACACATGAAAAACCAGCGCCACGTTATTACTTTATTCAAAAGAATGAAGGAAGTCAATACGGACTCAATCAACTTTTAAATGAGATTCGCGCGCAGAAACGTGAGAAAATTGGTGAGATCAATGGGCGCACCATATTTTCTGATGATCGTGCTAAAGGTGTTCCAGATCATGCTTATGATTGCTTTCGTTACATAACAGCCTATCATAATAGCTCTCCTAGAGAGATAAAGCGAAAGTTTAGTGACAATAGTTTCTTAGGTGCTAGAAATCGTGTAAAATCTCTTAACGAATATCAACGAACTTTAAATCTTTATGGCGATCCTAAGGCGATGGTTTAGATGTCTAAATCTTTACTTGAATGGTTTTTTATTTATCAATCTAAAGATGTTGAAGGAGGTTTTGATATTAGAGATATTTCTAATTGGTATTTAGAACCAACTGGAAGTGAAAAAGGTTATAGAGTGTATACAAAAGATGGTAAGTCGCACTGGATTACTTGTATACAACTATCAGACCTTCTTTTAAAAATGAGTCTTATCAATGGGTAATTTAGACACTCAACATCTACGACAGCAAATTGAGGTAGCTAATGAACGCTACAAGCAATGGGCTGAAACTTATCATGTTGATAAGCTCTACGAATATTATAAGGGATTCCATTACGCTGATAAAAATAGTGATGCTTATGTTAATAATCTTGTATATTCAACTATTGAAACTAAGCTACCTTCTTTGATCTTCTTTAATCCTAAATTTAATATATCACCACGACCTAAAGAAATAGAGACTGATCCAGAATCTGCGTTTCAATTTGCGACTAATCTTAGTGATGCGCTCGCTGATTTCATAAATAATGAAGACAATAACTTTTCAGATGAAGCTGAAACATTTCTATTTGATGCATTCTTTGGTTATGGTATTAGTGAAATAGGATATAGTGCAGATTGGATTGACAATCCTAATGCAGGAAAGCCTGTTGTTGAAGGTGAAAAGTACAAACAACCACTTCAACTTCCTACGAGTGAACAGATTTTTGTAAAACAGATTCCTTTTGATCGCTTCAGAGTTTCATATCCTGATAAACGACTTTTGAGACAAAATGATTGGGTTGGTTATTATGATTTTGTGCGAAAGAGTGATTTGGAAGGAAATAAAAACTTAAAGAATCTAGGACAGCTTAGTTCTTCATATGGATATTACTTTGGACTACATAAAATAGAAGAATTAGAAGGTGAAGAAAATCCTAGAAATCTTGCATCTAAAATGGGAGAAGATTATTCTTGTATTTGGAAGATTTGGAATACTAGATCAAAGCGTAGATGCATTATTCTTGATGATACAGATACAATCATTTATGAGCGTGCGTATACAATCTTTCCTTTTGTTGATCTTAGGTTTAGGAAACCAAGGAAAGGATTCTATCCTGTTCCACAAGTTTTTAATTGGATTCCTGCCCAGAATGAACAAAACGAAATGCGAGAATCAGCGCGCCAGTTTAGAAGAAAGTTCAAGCGATTATATTCTTATTTGATAGGCTCTGTTGAAGAAGATGAAATATCAAAAGCAATTAATGGCCCAGATGGATCTTTTGTAGGTGAAAAACAGCGAGATTCTATTCGCGCAATAGATTCTCCTGGAATGAATAATGTTAACTCAACAATGCTAGCAGTTAGCAAGGAGGATTTCAATGAAGTAGCTGGATCAAGTAATGAACAAAGAGGGCGCAGCGATCGTACAACTGCTACACAAGCTTCTATTATTGACAATAGAGCAAAAATTCGTGAAACGAATGAACAGGCTGTAGTCGCTAACGCCCTCAACAAACAAGCTAAACTTATTCTTGAAATGATGAAAGAAAGATACGTAAATCCAATGACGATATCTTCTATGCCATCAGAAGAATCAATTGGTAGTGATGCGAGTCTTACTCCAAGCAATGTTCGTTCAATTGATCCAATTACAGATTTTGGACCACAAGCATTTGATTTCGATGTAAAGATTGATATTGAATCAACTTCTCCTGTTGCAAATGAGCAAGAATTACAGAAGTTTATTACGTTTCTTTCATTACTCTCTCAATTTCCACAAATGTCTATCTCACCGCTCCTAATCAGGGAAATGGCGTTTAGAGTTGGATATAGAAATGAGAGAGTAATAAAGGAAATGCAGCAAATGGCTCAACTTCAGCTTATTGGGATGTTTGAACAAATGGGATTAAAGCCCGGAAATATGTCTCAACAGCAAGTTCAACAACAGAAAACACCAACTGCTGATGAAACACAGGAGCAGTTGAGACAGCAAGGAATTCCGATTGGTGGTTAAGGAGATAATTATGTCATTTTCAGAAGCTTTAGAACTTCTAAAGGAAGGCGCTAAAGTTTGTAGAATAGGTTGGAATGGAAGAGGAATGTGTATTCAACTACAAATTCCTGATTCGTATTCAAAAATGTCACTTCCATATCTCTATATGAAAACTGTAGATGATAAACTTGTTCCTTGGCTTACTTCTCAAACTGATATTCTTGCAGAAGACTGGATGGAAATCTCTTGAAAAAACCTGCTTGGTTCAAAACGCTTAAATCAAAACTAGGAAAGAAAGGAAAATATGCCTGAATCGATTGTTGAAAAACCTAAAGAAGTCGAAGAAGT